TGATTAATATTTTTGTATTTAGCATATTACAATAGCTTTTTAAAATGGTAAATCTTCGTCTATTGGTTCTTCTACACTTACACCGCCTGAGCTTCCATTATCTAAAAGTGATTTTTGAAAATTCATTTTATTTTTTTCTTCTTTCGTCGGCTCCTGATATGCCATAAAATCATAATCCTTAAACTGGCTTCTTTTCCCATCGAATTTTGACAATATTTTTCCTGGTTCACCAAGTCTTTGTTTTGCTATAATTACCTCGGTATCGTCAAATGAATACGGAATTCCGGTATCTTTAGCCTCTTTAACGCCATGGTAGAATGGTCGCCATAAGAATATTATCATATCTGCATCCATTTCAATTGCAGCTGATTCACGTAAATCTGACATTACATAAAATCTTCCTTTCTCGCCTTGAAGACGCTTTATCTGGGCCAATGCAATAATTGGTACCTTTAATTCTTTAGCCAGCGCCTTTAATTCTTTCGAAACAAAACTAATTTCCGCTTCACGATTGAAATGTTTTATACCTTTTTTAGAATGAATTAACTGTATGTAATCTATCAAAATCAACTTCACGCCTTGGTCCAATACTAGACTACGTATTGTAGTTTTTAAATCTACAATATCAACACCGCCTTTGTCTGAAATGTATAGATTGTCATTTTTTGTAATTCTGTCAATATATTCATCCAGTTTACTCCATTCTTCTTCCGTTAAATTTCCTTTTTTGATATCAGAAACGGTTTTTCCTATAATTGGCGCAAATAATTTCCAGCACATCTGGGTTGCCGACATTTCTAGTTCGAAAATTGCTGTTGGAAATCCTTTCATTGCACTATGCTCCGCGCACTGCAACATGAATGTAGTTTTTCCTTCTGCAGTACCGGCGGCAATAATAATCAAATCCGGTTCTTGCCAGCCTTCGGTCAATTGGTCTAACTTTTCCAATGGTGTTGGAATACCTACTAGGTCTTTAGGATTAGCCTGAGCGTTTTTCATAGCTGCAATTGTTTCAATTGCTATTTCATACGATTTTCTTACAGTATCGTTTTTAATTTTTTCAGTTATTTGACTAAATCTTTGTTCGGCACTTGCCAATAAGTCAAATGGATCCGTCATATCGTCGTAAGATTCCCGTATAACATCGTTTGAAATACGAATCATTTCACGTTGCATGTATTTTTGGAAAATAATACGAGAATGGTAATCAATATTAGCTGATGAAGCTATTTTATTACTTAGTTCAGAAAGATAATAGGCACCACCAACTTCTTCTAATTTTCCCTGCTTTCTTAATTCTTCCATAACTGTAAGTAAATCTATTGGTGAATTTCCAATAAAAAGAGTTACCATGGCATTCCAAATTGCTGCATGTGCATCCACATAAAAGCACTCCATATCTAAAATCTTTGCTGCAATCGGAAATGCTTCTTTTTCAATTAAAATTGCACCTAGAACTGCTTCTTCCACTTCCCTAGCCTGTGGAGGAATTTTTGCGTACAACATATTGGAAATATCTTCCGTTTTGTTGCGCGTAAATCTAGTTGTTCTGTATGGTGTATTATCGTCCATCTAAGTTTGTGTATTCCGGTTCCGGAGTTTTATTAATATTTATAGCTTTTTCGTTGTTTATAGCGGTTTTATCGTAATTCCCTTCCAATATTTTTACGTAATTGCTTTCGCTGAAAATTACCCAGTCAAAAGTCATCCATTTTTGAGTTAAAACAAAATCTGATGCTTCTGTCAACTTTTTAGTGATTTTTAAAAAATTGAATTTTTCCTCAGCTAATCTGGTTTTGAATTTCTTTTTCCTGGAATCTGTAATTTTAGTAACTTTTGCTAATCCATATTTATCAGCAAATAAATTCCAGTAATCTGCATACGGTTCTATGAATTGAGGTTTTTCTGTTTTTATAAATTCAAAAATACTTTCTTTTGATTTTTCCAGATTCTTATACGCAGAACTTTGTTCTGCAGAGATATTATTTATAATATCTTTATTAGGTTTAGTTAAGTTAAGTTTAGTTAAGTTATAAGCGTTACATTCCGTATCGTTACGCGTTACATTATTTTTAAGTCTTTGATTTTCACGGAATTTTGCAACACGAATTTTTGTTTTTTCATTTTTTTCTTTGAACATTTCAATATTATTTAGTGATTCTTCACAGAAAGTTTCACCATTGTTTGAAGAAATTAATTCTATTTCTTCAAGAAATTTCCATATTTTTTCTAGTTTTTTCCCAACTTTTAACTGATGTTTTAGCACATTTGTTTTTATTGGTTTTTCATGCTTTGCCAATTTTTCTCGCAATACATAAAATAATCCAACACCTTCATAACCATGATTTATGAAAAGTTCAGCTACTTTTTCATCTTCAATATAACTTGTACTATGTAGGTAATATTTCATTAAATATTAGTATATTTAATTTCAGAAATTGATTTTTTAACATGGCATGAATGGCATAAGAATTGAGTGTTGCTTAATAAATTCTTTCCGCCTAAAATAATTGGTATTATATGGTCAACTTGCAATTTTCCAGTTTTATTACAATTATTACATATAGTTTCAGATGTTAATTTTAATCTTCTTACATCTCTATTAAACATACATGCATAACTTCTTACATCTAATTTTGCATAAAATTTAGCTGAACTATCATCGCATACATTTAAGTATTTTTTGTAAAAGAAATTAAAATCTTTATTGTAATTAGATCTATATCCACTTAACTGAATTCCTTCAGAGTTAAGCATTTCTTCTGTTATTTTTACTTTATTTCTAAGCATAAATATATTTTTAAAAAAGCGTTCCGAGAGTGTGTCCATGAGAGTAGAATTATCACAAGACTAAAGACATTGTGACAGCACCCTCGAAACTTATTTTAATAAAAAAATTATTTGCATTTTAATGTACTTTAATACTTGTGATACCCAATATTACAACATTTTTTTGAAATAGTGCAACATATCACAACTTTATTTTACCGTCGTTGTAATCTTTTATGAAATCATCTACGAATTTCCGGTCGTCGCTTACACCTAAAACCGTATCAGCAATAGCACGTTTTTTCTCAATGATATCATAGATGTGTTCGTCAATGGTGTCTTTTCCTAGAAAATAGGTACACTGGACGCTGTTTTTTTGCGACATTCTATGAAATCTGGATTCTATCTGCTCACAGTCTGCAGGATGCCAAGGAAGCTCTAAAACAGCCATTCTGCTTGCTGCAGTTAAAGTCAATCCAACACCACCAGCTTTTGTGCTTAAAGCAATTATCTTGCTGTCTGATGGCACATGCTCATGATCTGAATTAATGTGATTTTCAAACCTAACATTACATTTTTTGCATTTCTGAAATTCGTGTACAGCTCTGTCTTTTTCTTCATCACTCTGAGCGCCGGTATATAACAAAGTGGAGGGAAACTTTTCTTTAACGAAATTTGCTATTTCCTTGTGATGTAGGAATACACCTACCTTTTCGTCTGCATCTACAATTTCTTCAATGTATTCTGAAACTTCATTCATTTTACCACGCGCTGAAATCTGCTTTAGAATGCCAATTTTCACCATTACTTCACCGCGCATTGATTTAGCTACCTCAGCATCGGTTTTATCCTTATTTTCTTTCAGGTAGTTTGCCAAGTCGGTAGATGCCTTATTGTATTCGTCGCGCGTAGTGATGTCACAATAGACAATTTGGTGTACCTTGTCCGGTAAATCTTTTAGAACGTCTTTTTTTAACCGCTGGAAGAAACAAGTGGTTTTTAGCTTATAGTTTAATTCTTCCAAATTTGTGGCGCCGGCACCGGCCATTCCTCCACAATAACGATTCATAAAATGCTTGTAATTTCCGGCTACTGCCTCTAGTTGGCCAATGGCTAATAGTTGCGCTACCAAATCCTTTGGTTTGTTTACTATTGGTGTACCGGTTAATCCAATTACAACCTTTTTCTTAGCGCAAACACCACGAACCAACTTGCTAACCATCGTTGTCGGGTCCTTGATTTTATGCAGCTCATCAATTGCAACAGATTCAAATATGTTTATATTGCTATTGAATTTCACATTCGAAAGTTTGAATTTACCTTTTTCATTTTTGACAATATCCAAGACAAAATATTTTTTCAAACTTTCATAGTTTACAATGAAAACCTTACACATTCCCATTCCATAGAAAGTCGGCCAAGTCTTTTTTACGCTGTCATTAAGAATCATTGCCTTAATACCTACAAACTTTTCCCACTCTAGCTGCCAATTTCTACGTAATGATGCAGGACAAATAATTAATGCCGGCCACGCATTTAGTGCGTAAATGGTTGCAATTGTCTGGAACGATTTGCCAAGACCTGGAGCGTCACCATTTATAAAGTGCAGTTTTTCCATTCCATAAGCCACACCTTCTGCCTGGTATTCACGCAGCGGAAGTCTTGTTGGAATATCAATAGTAAGTTTTGGCATAGGTGGAATCTCACCGATCTTTTCTTCTTCTGTTTGTTCTACAAACCTACCACCATACCGTATTTTAAGTGCATCAACAGCCGCCTTGTGGCTTAAATCAACCTCCCAAACCCTTTCGGCTTCTATATATTTTCTGGACTGCCAGTTAATAGCTTTTATATCCGCTATAATATCGGCATTCCATTTATCAAGTTTTATATGAAAACCAAAAGGTTTTTGGTAGATTGTTATCATTTTTTTGGATAGTTATTTTTTAGAATTCGTCTTCATCTTTACCAACCGTTACATTAAGGGTATTTGTAGAACCTTCTTCTGGTGTAATAGTCATTCCTTCTAAAGCCAATCTTGCTTTTTTGCTTAATTTTTTCTTTGGCATTT